TAAAATCAGGAGTCACGAGCCCGCATTCATCTGAAGTGCCAGGCTGGCTATTTCTGTGCCTGGTGACGATTGGCATGCTTTGCTCCTGTTGCAAATGGTCAACGCAAATTGATATGACCGTTGCCACATGATACACTGGACGGGAGACGGTCGGCCACTACACCGACCGTCCCCCTGACCACAACCTGTCTGGACTGGAGACACGGCAATGGCTGAGAGCAAGTCTATCACGTCGACCGAGCGGGAAGAGGAAATCAAGGCCCGGAAGCGAGCTGCAACCAAGCGGTATCGCCAGGCTCACCCAGAGAAAATTCGGGCAAAGAAAAAGGCTTATCGCGAGCGGAATCTAGAAAAAGAGAAAGCTTATACCAAGGCCAGGTATGCAGCCAATCGGGAAGCAAATATCGCGAGGCTGCGAGCTTGGAGGGCGGAAAACCCGGAGAGAAGCAGGGCTGTCGCGAAAGCCTGGCGAGATGCAAACCCGGAAAGACACAAGGCGAATGTGATCGCATGGCAAGCTGCAAACCCGGAGAAAGTCAAAGTCTACGTCAAGACAGGGAAAGTGCGTAAGTATGGCTTAACCCTGGAACAGTTTGACGAATTCATCCGCGCCTGCGGGGGACGATGCCCGTTATGCAACGTTGAATTTGTTGCCTCAAGCAGAAGCAGAGAATGCGCGTGTATTGATCATTGCCACAAGTCAGGCAAAGTCCGCGGTGTCATCTGCAAACGATGCAACATAGGAATCGGTCACGCTCGCGAAAACCCTGAGATCCTTAAAGCCTGGCTGTCGTACATAACCTCTCACGCTTCCTCTCAAAATGCCTCGCACCGCCGCCAAGTGGATTCGCAATCCGACCGATCATCTAGCCGTTGAACGGGGTTGCTACTTCGACGCCGCCTCTGGCAAGCATGTAATAACTTTTATTGAACAGTTTTGCGTGCAATCAAAAGGAGCGTGGGCAGGTGAGCCCCTCGTGCTCTTCGATTGGCAGAAAGACGCGATCATGCGACTGTTCGGTTGGCGATCGGCAAACGGCAAAAGACGCTTCAAGAGCCTCTATCTCGAAGTCGCCAAGAAGCAGGGAAAAACCACGCTCATCTCAGCTCTTTGCCTGTTCCTTCTTTTGGCCGATGCCGAGGGTGCGCCCGAGGTCTATCTCAATGCAGTCGATCGGGCGCAGGCCGACCTCGTTTTTGAGGAGGCGGCCCGCATGGTGGATAAGTCGCCGGAGTTGTCCGCGCGGCTCGAAGTGCTTCGAAGCAAGGGGCGAATCATCGACCCTGTTAGTTACGGCAGAATCCAGAAAAACTCGGCCGATGCGCCAAGCAAGGACGGGGTGAACGCCTCGGCCTCGATCTTTGACGAGTTGCACAGGTTCAAGTCGAGAGATCTCTGGGACGTGTTCGAATATGCTGGCGTTTCACGCGAGCAACCGATTCGGATCGTGATCACGACGGCCGGTGAAGAGGAAACCGGAGCTTGGTGGGAGCAACGCGAGTACTCCGAGAAGGTGAACGCCGGCGTCATCCCCGACATCACCCACCTCGGCGTCGTCTATCGCGCCCTGGAAGAGGACGATATCGACGATCCGGCGACCTGGCGGAAGGCGAACCCCTCTCTCGGCCACACGATCAGCATTGACGACTTCCGGCGCGAGCTGGCCGAGGCTAAAGAACTACCCACGAAATTGGCCAATTTTCGGCGTCTCAGGCTCAACATCGTCGCGCGTGGTGAGCAGGCTTTCGTCTCTATCGAGCAATGGGACGCATGCTCGGGGAAGGATCTCGGTCGAAAGGCTGAAGGCGAAAGGCGAAAGGATGAAAGTCCCGATTCATCCTTCAGCCTTCATCCTTCATCCTTGACTGAATCCTTACCCGTATGCGGAGGCCTCGACCTCTCCCAGCTCGACGACCTGACCGCCCTGGCCGTCGTCAGCGGCGATCCCGAGTCCGGTTTCGACGTCGAGATGGCCTTCTGGCTGCCCGAGGAAAACATCGTCGACCTCGAGAAACGTCACCAGGTGCCCTATCGGACGTGGGCGGATATGGGGCTGATTACCCTTACTCCGGGCAACGTGATCGACTATGCGTTCATCAGGCACCACATCAACGCCCTGGCCCAGGAGAGGGAGCTGGTCAAGCTCCTGATTGACCCGTACAATGCGACCAAGCTGGGCCTCGAGCTGAAGGAACAGGACGGCCTTCCCGTCGAATATATCCGGCAAGGGTATCTCTCCCTCTCGGGTCCGACCAAGGAGCTGCTCCGCCTCATCCTCTCGGGCCAGCTCCGCCACGGCGGGCACCCGATCCTGAGATGGCACGCGAGTAATTGCGTGGCCGAGCAAGACGCGGCCGGCAATATCAAGCTCTCGAAACGCAAGAGCCAGAAGAAAATTGACGGGATGGCGGCCCTGGTCAACGCCATCGCCGCGGCGACCGGCAATCTCGCCGGGCAAACCGTCCATGAGTCGCCGTTGCTGCTGATATGAGCTTGTATGGAACGAGACGAGAATCTAGTACGGCGCGTCGAGCTTCGGCGCAACGCGGCCAATGCTCATGCGGTCAACGCACTGCTGGGTCAATACCACCCGCTAGTGGAGTTGATGCGTCACGAACGGTATCGCGACTCGGCGAAGCGACGGCTGGCGAGAATCACCGCGATCCTCAAGGAATTCTCTGACACGGGCGACGTCCAGGCGGCGAAAGCCAATCACCCGGAATAAGGTTCGGACGCAACGCACCTTGATCACCGACGCTCAACCCTGGGAGACCCACGTCGCCGTCGCGGCCCCGGCGCCGCCGGCCGCCAGGGAAGAGCGCGCGATCATCGGCGAGGAGCTCTGGCTGCCGCCCTGGTCGGGCGGCACGGCCGGGATCCCGGTCACGGAGCGGACGGCCCTCGAGCTGCCTGCCATGCTCGCGGCCTTGACCGTGCTCGCCACCGATACCGCGGTACTCCCCCTCAACGTCTATCAGCGCCGCCCGGACGGCGGCCGGATCCATCGCTACGATCATCCGGTCGAGGAGCGGCTGGCCCTCAATCCCGACGGCGAAGGGGAGAGTACCGCGGTCACATGGCGAAGCGCCTGGATGGGCCACACGCTCACCCACGGCAACGGCTACGCGGAGATCCAGCGCACCGGCCGGGGCGCGGTCTATGGCCTGCACCTGCTCGACCCGGCAACCACGCAGCCCATCCGCGAGGACGGCAAGCTCCGGTATCGGCTCGCCGATGGGAAGCACGTCCCGCCCGCCAACGTCCTGCACCTGGCGGGCCTCGGCTATGACGGCATCAGCGGCTACTCCTACATCCGGCTGTTGCGGCGTGCCATCGGCGTCGGCATCGCCGAGGAAACCTACACCGCCGATTATTTCCAGAACGGGGCCGAGCCCGGCGGCGTGGTCGAGACCCCCCAGAAGCTGGCGCCCGAGGCCGTCCGTACGCTGCGCGACGGCTGGGAGGGCCGCCACGGCGGCCCCGGCAAGCGGCATCGCCTGGCCGTGCTCCAGCAGGGGGCGAAGTGGAACACTACCAGCACCGACCCGGAGAAAGCCCAGCTCGTTGAATCCCGCAAGTATCAGCTTCTGGAAGTGCTCAGGGCCTGGCGGGTGCCACCACACAAGGCCGGGGACTTCTCGCAGAGCCACCTGGCGAACATTGAGGCATCGAACCTCGATTATCTGATGACCGCGCTCATGTACTGGCTGGTCGCGATCGAGCAACAATGCTGCCTGAAGCTGTTCACCCCCGCCGAGCGACGCTCCGGTCTCTACGTCGAGCACAACGTCAACGCCCTCTTGAGGGGCGATATCGTGAGCCGGTTCAACGCCTATCATGCCGCCCTGGCCGACGGCTGGATGAACCGCGATGAAGTGAGGCAAAGCGAGAACCTCAACCCGATCGGCGAGGAGACGGGCGGGGATAAGTTCCTGGTGCAGCTCAACCAGACCACGCTTGAAAAGATCGGGGAGGATGAGAGTCTGGAAACCCCCGCCGAGGCGGCGGCCGAGGAAGCGACGGGCGAGGAAGCGGAGCCGGGCGAGTCCAGCAACGGCGATGAATCGACGCTCGAACCCGCCAACGGCAAGGTGAAGGAATGATGGAAAACGAGTGCTACCCGGAGCTGGACATCGCTCCTCTTTGTTGCTGCAAGCCGAGAGAAGGCCCAAAGGTCAACGTGGGACCACTTGCCCTGTGCCTACCCGGCACGGTCAAGATCGGCAAGCCGAGGTTGAACCGAGACGGGAGCTGGACGATTCCCATGCTGTACCGGCCGGAAGGCTGGAAAGAC